TAAAGCAGAAATAAAAGATTTCTATGATAAGCGTGGAGTTGCTTATGGTGGAAGTGAAACAAAAACAGAACTTCTTTCAAGGATAGTATCTATGTATCAAAATAATAAAGAAGTTTCAAAACACTGAAAGGTATAAATATGATTAAAAAACTAATGGCAGTAATTATAGCTCTATCATTTGCTGGGGCAGAGCCTGTTCCAACACAGTATGACCAACTTGCTTCTAGTGAAGAAGTAAAGAAGAAAAAGAAGAAAGGAAAGAAGATTTCTGGTAAAGGTAAAAAGAAGAAGAAAGGCTTTTTCTCAAAAGTATTCGGTTCTAAGTAATGAACAATCCCATAGCAAAATTAGTAGCATGGCAACAAAATACTGGTCAGTTAGATAGTTGGACCTCGTATCATATTGCTGCAGGTGCATTTCTATGTAAGATATTCCAATGGATGAACTGGAGTGACTTTTGGTGTGTGATGGGTGTATTCATCATTGGTGTTTTATGGGAGATATTTGAATGGATTGTAGAGAACTATAGTCCTTACAAGACCAAAAAGAGATGGGCCTACAATACGGCTGCAGACTTAATAGTAGAAACAGCAATGGCTTGGTGGATGGTTCTATGATAATAACAAACAAAGTAAAATATGAAATTTCGACATCTTATAATTATTCTATTAATTATATTTATATTAATAGGGTGTGACTCTGGTTGGGCTGTTTGCGGCTGGGAGGTGAAGTGAGTGAAAAACCAGATACCGCCAGAAGTTATAGGGCTACTGTGCTTGATGATAACGCCATTGTTTCTATTAACCTTAAATGGCTTGGTCAAATTGCAGTTCTTATCGGAATGTTGGTCTATGGTTATTGGCAAGTTGAAATTCGGATTAGAAGTCTTGAAGATAAAGTTACTCTTGCAGATGAACAGATTGGGAATCTACTTAGCAAGCATATCGTGGAAGAAAGGGTTGAACGAGAAGAGTTGGCAGAAAAAGTAGCATTTTATGAAAAGGAATTTAATATTAACCCACTTAGCTGGGGCAAGAAGAAGAAAGGCAAGAAGTAATGGATTTTATGGCATTATATGGCGAAGCAGGAATGATTGGAGTAGTTGGCGCAATGTTTGTATATTTAGTAGTATCATTATCAAATAAATCAGCGCAACAACAAGAAACATTAGAAAGTTTAAAGATTGAAAATAAAGGTCAATCAGAAACATTGGAAAATATGGAAGGAATGGTAATTAAATTAATAAGCAGATGGAATCAGTCTGATGATAAATTGGATAGAAAGTTTGATGCTATTACAAAAGAGATAAATGACCTGGATAACCAAGTATCAGAATTAAAAGGCTCAATGAGCCGTATAAATGGGAGACATTGATGACATTAGCAGATATATATAAAAACCAACAACGAAAAGAGAATAAAAGGACCTCTCCAAAGAAAAACAGTCAACAATCTAATAAAAATATAAATGTAGTTGTTAGGCTTCCAGAAGTGGCTGGATTAATAAAGCATTTAGAAGTCCTATATTCAAGTATGATTATCCAAAATATGCAAAAACCATCTAATCAATCCATGTGGGAAAAGATTAGTTGGTATAGCCCCGGTCAAGGAGCTGTGAAACAATCACAGAGTGTGAATTAACATGGATAGTTTAAAAGTAACAGGATTAAGTACAAGTTTAGGATTTGTATATTGGACAGATTTATTGTCAGGCGTACTTATGTGTATAATGTTTGCAGTACAAATATATTATTTATATTTAAAAACTAAGAAAATAAAGGAGTCTTAAAATGGACTTAAAGAAAATGTTAGTTGACCTAGCAGAAGCGCAAGCGGCTAAAATGCAAGAAGAAGCTGTTAAGCATCTTGGTTCAGATGAGATGACTGAACAGATTGCAACAGCAATTAATAAAAGAATAGACATACCATTCGTATCTGAAGATAAAGAACAAATCTTCTTTGAAAAGATGGTAGATGTTGTAACAGATATACTAGAAGGTGTATTTAGAGGTAAGTAATGCCAGAGACTAAAAAGAAAGAAATTAAATCTGCTCCTAAAAAGTCTGATAAATTAAAAGAATGTCAAGAAGCAATTGTATATTTATTAGAAGAATTAAAGTCTGTAAAAACAAAATTGGATAAATTGTCTGGCAGAATGGGATTATAATGGCTGACGTAATTGGAATGTCTGATGTATCATCACCTGACACAGGCAAAGGTAGTCAATTAAAAACAGGTGGAGGCAGGAGGAAACATAATATGGCTAAGCCAAGTAAAAAAAGCGCATCTAATAGATTGATTGAATGTATGAAGAAAGCAAAGACAGATGGGCAAAGAAGACAGTGCAAAGTGATGTATTCAATAAGGAGCAACACCACAAAGCAACATGGTTATAAATCATCTAAAGGTGGAGCTCCATTCTATAAAGGAGATAAATAATGCCAAGTGAAGAAACATGCGCAAAAGAGTGGAAGAAATTAGGATATTCAAGTGCATCTGCTTGTAGGAACTACAAAAAGCCTGCTAAAACTCAAAAAGCTGGGACTTCCCCTAAAGAAGAATTATCAAGAACTAGAAAAGGATTAGCTAGCTCTCATGGGGGAGTTACAGGCCCAATCAAAGGAATGGGGAAAAAATTAAAAAAAGGACTTAGGCGAACCCCACCTAAGCCTTACTAATGTCTAAGAGAGTTGATTTATTTGGGCATGACAAAGGTTTAGGAGATACAGTTAGTCGAGCAATTAAAACTGTCACTCGTGGCAAAATAAAGGAGTGTGGAGGATGCCAAAAGCGTCGAGATATATTGAACAGAATGATTCCTTACAGGAATCCATCGACCAAAAGCTACGAGTAAGAAACGGTGGGAGAATTGAAGGTACTGAAGGTGGATTGCGTATAGACGTATTTGACCACGATGAAAACTCTGAGTATGATTTTACAGAAAGTGATTGTAGTGTATGCGAACTTCCAGAGCATGCTCAAAATAATATCATAAGTGACATAGAGTACGAAGAAAATGCCTAAGAGGACCTATAAGATTCAAGGTTTTCATGGTGGAATGAATACTAATGCTGATTCAAGAGATGTAAGCGATATAGAATCACCAAGTCTTCAAGATGTAAAAATAAGCAATATCGGAACAATAAAAACATTAGGTTCTATTGCAGAAACATCTACTTCAAATACTTTACAAATCCTTCCAAACAGAGGATTGATTTCTATGGATGCTGATAGGAAGGTATCCGATAATGCATTGTCCGATGAAACTTTAATTATAGTATATGATGATGGTGGAAATAGTTTTGATGTAAAAGATAGCAGTGCTTGGGCAGCTGCAGAAATATCTTTAGATACATCTCATCCAGTTTTTTATTCATCTGATGGGATATTAAGAGTTGGTGACGGAGCTTTATCGCAAAACGGCCAATGGTATGGATATATATCTGGTGCAAAATTTGATGGACTAAATGCTGATTCAAATGATATAAATGATTGGATTTCTACAAATCAAGAAATAGCAACTCCAACAAGCGGAAGATGTTTAATATCAGACCCAGAAGATGGAAGCGATGGAAATACAGTTAATTCCACTAATTCTGAGTATGATGGAGACATAGCAGACAATAGTGGAGATAGAGAACCAATAGTCCATTCATCTGTTAATTTAAGAGTTGGATTTCAACATACCGATGTTTTTCAAAATACTAAAACTGATTGGGATAGAAACAGTTCAAGTCCTGCGAATGGAGTAATAAGTGAACCAGCGGAAACTGTAATTTATCCAGCTTTGGGAAATAATGTATTATTAATGACCGGAGCTTCAACATCTTTATATCATGATATGATATTAAATGATAGTGATTCTGGGACGTCTTTAGAATTTCAAATATCTGAACAAGATTCTCTTGCTCTTGGTGTCAATATGAGCACAGTTGAATATGGGAAATTAGATTATATTTGGGTTCTCATTAGTTCTAGCTCTATAGGTCTCTCCTCTTCAGTTATATCTTGGAGATTTTATAAAGATGATTTAATTGAATGGTCTTTAAATATGCTTATTTGCACTAGAGATAATGTATGGAATATGGGCGATGACGCAGATTGGGATAAAACTTATGATTATATTCAAATAAGAGCCGACCAAGTAAGCGGAAGTGGTAATGACCTAAATGATGCTCCAGATATATATTATCACATGCCTGTTATATTAAAAAATCCAAGTTTAGAAGGCTTTCAACCGGGGGTATATAACTTTCATTATACTTATTTATATGATGATGAAAGGCAAGAATCCTTACCTAAAAAATTTGGTGACCTATCTGAAGGCACTTGGGAGGATAATAAAGTAAATATAACTGGAGGTCCTGTACTTTTTAATTTTGATACATATATAAATCCTTTTAATGGAGATAACAGTGCATATTCTTTTAATAAAAGAATAACTGGTTCTAGATTATATTACAAAGTTGAAGAAAATGATAATTACTTTTTAATAGGTGAATTAGATTTTGTTAATAATGGATTTAAATGGATTCCAGAATCAGATACATTAGATTATTCAATGGCTAACAGCAATCATGCTGCTGGGTTATTGGCAAAATGTGCTTTAATTAAAGGCATTTCTCCAAATTCTGCAAATATAATAGACACATTTAAGAGTATAAATGGATTCAGTACAGAAGTAGACAGCTTAGAAGCCAAGTATAAAACAGCAGTTGTTCATGGAAGGAGAACTTATATAGGAAATATAAAGCAAGATGGTGAAAATCATTCTGATAGGATGCTTAAAAGCAGAATAAATAAATTTGACACATTTCCTTCTAAAATGGGATTAGTCGATGTAGCAATAAGGGATGGTGAAAGCATAGTCAAACTAGAAGCGTTTGCAGATAGAATTTTACAATTTAAACAAAAAAGTTTATATGTTATAAATGTATCAGAAAATGTTGATTTCTTAGAAGATGTATATAGAAATAAAGGATGTGCATTTGATTACCATGTTACTAAAACAGATTATGGTATTGCTTGGTTTAATGCTTTTGGTGTTTATTTATTTGATGGAAAGTCTGTAAAGAATCTTTTAGAAAAAGATGGTATGAGAATTATAAGTGAATCTGATTGGGAAACATTTATAAAAGATGGAACAGACGATACTGATATGTCATCTGCTCATATAGGATATATAGCAAAAAGAAGACAATTATTAATTAAGAATGAAAATGCAGATGTTTTCATATATGATTTAGTATTAAGAGCTTGGACTAAAGGAATTGGTAAAATTACAGTTTCTACAAATATGACAAATTTTGCTTTAGATTCAGACCAAGATTTATTTTATGTAACAGATACAGATTCTAAAATAAGAACTTGGAATCCAGATTCTTCAACATGTAGTAATTTTTTATATATATCAAAAGATATTGATTTTGGAGAACCTTCAGTTAGAAAAAAGATTTATAAAGTTTATGTTTCTTATTGTTCAGATAACAATGGACTTCCTACTTTTACTTATGGTGTGAATGGAGACACAAGCCCAACTACTGCAGTTTCTAGTGGAAGTTTTTCAGAATCTCAATCTAAATGGGCTCAAGCAGAATTTAAATTTGGAACAGATGTAAATAAATGCTATTCTTTTCAATTTAAGTTATCTGGGTCAACTGGATTAGGTTTTGAAATAAACGATATTACTATTGTATATAGATTAAAGACAGTGAAATAATGGCGCTAACTAGAGAAGAAAGAAAACTTTTACATCAAAAATCAAAACAACCTACTTTTGGTTCTGGAAAACCTGACTCTATGGAAGGGTTTGAAGGGGATGTTTCTTATAGAAAGGTAGAAGGTTCTGGAACAGTTCAATATTTAAAACAAGATGGAGATTGGAAAGCAATATCGTCTTCAGGTGAAATGCCAGCAGTAAGAACAGTTGGAAGCTCTTCTGTTGGTTCTAGTGGTACTTCAGACCATAGTATTTTAAGTAATTTATCTTCTGATGACCATATTCAATATTTATTGATTAATGGTTCAAGAGCGATGACAGGTGATTTAAGTTTGTCAGGTGGAGATGGGGCTTTAACATTTACAGCTGATAATAGTTCTATAAAAATACCAGACGATAAAGCATCTAGCCTTGTTATAGAAGAAGCTGATAATGCTTATATAACTATCACTACAACTAATAGTAGTGAAAAAATAACATTATATGAAGATTTGTATATAAATGATGGAACTGATGATGTATTTCATTTTGACCAAGCTCTAACTCAAATGTATATATATGATGATACTGCTAATTCAGAAACTGGATTGTATGAAAATTATATGAAAATACAAGTTCTTAATGGTGGGCCTACAAAATTAAAAACTGTAGATGCTGATGGTTCAGTTGCACACTTTACTATGGACATTGATGGAGATATTGTATTAGATGCGGCTAGTGGAAATACCTTACTTGAGTTGAATGGAACTACCTATGGCACATTTATTTTAAATAGTAACAATATTGAATTTGATGTAGAACTTGGAAATTTAACATTAGATGTTGCTGGTGATATATACTTAGATGCAGCTGGAGACCATATATACTTTGCAGATGCTGGGGATACCAGAATAAGATTTACGCTAGACCCTTCTCCAGATTTAAAATCATATGGAGATTTTACAGTAGATTCTACTGGTAATATAATTTTATCAGCTGAAGATGCTAGTGTAAGAATATCTGACGATGATATTGTATATATAGATATACACAATACAGACAGTACTCCAGAAATTGATGTTACTGGTAATTTTACAATAGATGGCAGTGGTACGATTGATATTGATTCAGCTTCGACATTAACATTAAATGGAACCTCTGCTGTTAATATACAAGAAAATGGGACTAATGTTATTAATATAGATACTCATCGGTATATATATTTTAATGCTTATGCTCAAACATTGTATCAACAATACGGATTTCATAATAAAATAGATAAATATCATCAAACAAGTGGCAAAGATGATTATGACCAAAATTATTCAATATTATCAGAAAGTATAGTGTCTTCATCTTATAATACAAATTATGGAGGTTAATAATGGGTAAAATGACTCCATTAGAAGTTGTAAAATATATTAAATTTCCAGATAGAAGATTAATATCTGGTTTTTTAACTATAAATATGGTTAGTCATTCAGACAATGATGGTTTAGATGATGCAAATCAAGAATATCAAGACGGATGGGGCGGTGGAGACGGAGAATCAGAAACATCACACCCATTTTTCAGTACCGAGCCTGATAACCCCGGTAGGAATGGATATAAACATTCATTTGGCGATTATGATTGTTTATTGTTTTGGGTTGCTGGTGGAATGACATTACACGCTCCATCTTTTAGCTCGAGAATGTCTCAGGTAGAACTAGAAAGTGGTGGATTTTTAAGTGCAAGTAGTGGACCTGCCACTTGGACAGATGACACTGGAAGCCCAAATGATGCTTATGACAGTAATGAACATTGGTTTTTATCAGCAAATGTTGTTCATCCTTGTCAGCATTTTTTAAAATCTCATTTAATATCTAGAATTAATAATGGATACGGTCATACAAATACCGATTATTATAAGATACCCGGTATATTAACAAATCAATTTGAATATAATACAAATATTGAGGCTGATTGGAATAATAATGTAACTGCAGCTTCAAGTAATGCTATCCCAAGTAATAGAGAAGGTAATAATTATAGATATATTTTAAGTAATGGAGTATTTAGTAATGATACTGATGGCGACTATGTTGGTGGTGTAGCAGGAGCATCTGTAGAAGGAAGTTCTGGTGATTTAAGCAATGTATCTAATAATACTTATTTTCCTATGATTGAAGGTGTGGAAGTTTATGGGAAACATAAATATACAATTCCTTCACATAAAAATGGGCTTTCTGGTAGTAATTATATATATTCTAATACAAATACTTCAGTTGGTAATTACGCACATGAAGCAGGGTATTGGAGTATGGTTATTAAAATTAAAATAAGAGCATACCATCCTACTAATACATCTGGTCAAGCAACAAAAGAATTTTTTAAATCAAGAACCAATGTTATGTTTCAGCCATTTGGGGAAACTGCAAGTTTCGATATAGGCAATTCTCTACACGCATCATAATGCTATTGGATAGAAATAATATGTTTGTTAAATTAAATAGTAAAAGTATATAATCAATATGGCTAAATCTCTGTTTCAAGCCGGTTTGTCTGCTGGTAGGGCATCTGGTAAATATCAAGCAAGTTTATATGACATTAGCGACCGATGGGGAGCGATAGATTATGAAACAAAAAAGGCAGCTATGTCTTTAGATGAATTAAATGAAAAAGTTAAGGTAGCTGCTACTGGATTAGAATTGGCAACTACAGCGTCTGGTATGTATGAAGATAAAAAAACATTAGAAACAGAATATTTGCCAGAACTTGAAAAGAAAAGATTTCAAAAAGAATATACTGGAGACCTTTCTTTTGAAGAATTTAAAGCACAAAAACCATCAGAATATACACAAAAGTTTGAAGCTCATGAGATTGAACGAAACATATGGGATAGATTAAAAGGCGATAAGCCAATGTATCAATTTGGAAGTGGAGATGAGGCTACTCAATTTACAAAATCTAAAGTAACAGCTGCTGGTAAATATGCAAAAGGAATATCTGATTGGGATGAATTGGGATTAGACTCTTCTGATTATTTCGGGTTTCAAGAAAATACGGGCGATATAAGTACATATAAAGCTGATTATGGAGATTCTGATTTTAAAACTGGGGCAACGTGGAGCTTATTAGAAGAAGCTGAAAGAAATCAATTTTCAGAATTATATCCAAATGCCACATCTGAAGATTTATATGATTGGACAAAAAAATTATGGAGCTCGAATGAGTAATTCAATAGCAAAAAATCATTTATCTTCTTTAGCCCAAAAAGGGAGACATGGAGATGATAGAATACTGCAATTCTCCGATGGAAGAGTTGAACATGGTAACGCTTTTGAAGAAAAACTAATGGGTGAAGCACTTGGAGAATCTCTTGTTGATGCTATTGGTTCTAAAACAATTAATCCAGAAACTGGGTTAAGAGAAAATTGGGTATTTGAAACGCTTACTCTTTTATTAGGAGCTGGGTCTTCATATGCTTCTGGAGCTCTTGGAGAGGATGCAGCTAAAGTAAGATTAGATGAAGCTACTGCTGGAAAAGAAGATGTTGAAAAGTCTCAAATGGAATTAACAAAAGCATACGAAGCTCAAAGAAATTTAATTAATCAAAAATATGCTTCTGATATGGAACAAATCACTGAAAGCAAAGGTCAAATAACTGAATCTTTTGTGAAAGCATCTGGTCGGCAAGATTTTTCAAAAGCTTCTGGCGATTTAGAACTTCAAAAAACTCAAGCTCAAGAAACTTTAGAAAGAAAATCAGAAGGCATGCTTGGAGAAGCTGGAAGAACTTTAGGTGATATAGCTTCAAATTATGAACAATCTAGAGCAAAGCTAAGAGCAGAAAAAGAAAGGTTTGAAAGAGAAATAAGTTTATCTCAACAAGCATCTGATAAATGGTACTTAGGTAAAAATATTAGAGGATGGGGGGACCCAGATAAATTCTGGAGTTAATTATGGCAGCTGAAGTATTACAATCAATAAATAGAATATTACAATATAATCAACAACGTGACCAACTTAAAGTTCAAGAAGCTCTTGGATTTATGGAAATGGCTCAAAGCAAAAGATTTAAAGAACTTGAACTCCAATTAAAAAGCGATGAAATGTCAGCTTCTGAAAGATATAGAGAAGCCCAAGTGCAATTAGAAAAAGATAAACTTGGAGTAAGTACTTGGCAAGCAAAACAAACTGAAGAAAGATTGGATGAAGAACAACAAATAAGAAAAGACAGAGAAGTTAGATTAGGGAAGGCTGAAGGAAGAGCATTGGAAGTGGAAAACAGAGCTGCTGAAACGTTTAAGAGAGCAAAATTTGAAGATTCTTTAAAATATTTAAAACAAGAACAACTTGAAAATTCAGCTCAAGTAGCCACTACATTTGTAGATAAATTTGGATTTCAAGAAGCTTCTGTAATGGCCCAACAAGAAGGTGCCTCTGTTGATGAGATAAATACAAATGTAAATATTGCATTGTCTAAATCAGCTCCAAGGCTTTCTAAAAAAGAAAGGCAATTCTTAGCATCTGAAATATCTGGAAGTTTATGGGCAGCTGGCCAATTACAAACTAATCAACCTTTAGTCGATTTGCTTGATGTTTACCATGATTCTCTTGACAAAAAATCAAGAGGTGAAAAATTAGCAACTGGTGAAAAAAGAATATATGAAGCTTTGGCACATTTTACGAATATAAATGATTTAACTTCTTTATCTCAAATTGCAAATAAACATAAAATAGTAAATCTAGCTATAGATAGAGAAGAAGAAGAATACAGATTGCGAGGAGATATGGAACTTCCAGAACAAAAAGGAGACATGGAACCTGCCCTTGGCCCAATAGACCCAGAAGTAAAAAAGAAAAGAATTGAGACGGCTTTACTAAGCATTGGAGACTTGACAAATCTTAAAGAAAAAACAATTCTTAATCTAGATGAGTCTGAATTGAATAGGCAAAAATTAATGACTGCAAACGAGCAGAGATATATGATACAACAAGCAATTCAAAAAGCTGAAAGAGTACCAGAAGACCAAAGAACCGTTGAAGAAAATGAATTACTATTAAATAAAGATGCTTTCTTAGAAGAAGCTGATTCAGCTGTAGACAGTCTTGCGGCTTCTCTTGAATTAATTGAAGATGAATTAAATAACAATTATTTTGATGCTTCATTAAATGCTTATGGAAGTGATTTCTTAACTTTCTAAATAAATGTCTTTAACAAAAA